TGGCCGGTACGGGCCAGAAAAATCACTGCCGCCGTGGCCTGCGCGCCTTTGATGCCCTCCGGGTGGTTGTGGGTGACTTCAGCGGTCACTTTTGCCATTTCCAGCGTTTTGTCCAGCGTATCGAACAGCCAGCCCGCTGCCGACACCCGCATAGCCGAGCCGTTGCCGAAACTACCATAGGGCTTCGGATTTTCTGCGTGCAGCCACCGGCGGAACATCCCGCCGTAACCGGCATGGGGATATTCACGGCCCCAGAACCGCATTTCATGCTGCACTGCACAAAATGTTCTCTCCGGCAGACCCTTTCCGTCAATCAGACCAACTGCCACCGCAACGGTCATGACCGTATCATCGGTGAAGTGCGATTTCTCGCTCAGCAGCGGAAAATCCTTGTGCTTGTAATTGTTGTGGTCAAATTCATTAGGACAAACAGGATAACTATATCAGCAGGGACCTCCGGGTTCCTGCTTCCTTTCTTCTCTGCTGCGATTTCGGGCATAATGCCGCAAAAAGCGTCATTTCTCAAAACTTTTTTCCACAAATTGCCATATTTTACTTGACATTGTCCCTTTTAGGGTCTATAATAAGGGTACAAGAAAGCCAATGACCCAAAATGAAGCAATCGAGGATAAAACAGAACGCGGAAAGCTCCACTCGCCGATAAAGGTTCCAAAGTGGTATCGCTCGCTGGGAAACGAAACCTCTCCTGCTCCGGGTGGTAAGGACAAAACAGAACGTGGAAAGCTCTACTCGCCCACAGCGGTTTCAAAGTAGCATCGCTCACTGAGAAATGCAACCTTGCCGGATTTCTTGCTTTTTGATGAAACGCCTGTTTGGAGGATAAAAAGATGTTCAAGAAAATCGTGAAATCCATCGCCGCCATTAAGACCGAGAACGACCGCGACGAGTGCTACTGGCAGATTGACCGTGCATTCGAGGAAGAGCGCATCTCCTTTGAGGACCACGAGCTCCTCTACGGTCTGGCCGGTATGGTTGAGGTCGCTTAATTTTTTTTGCTTTCAAGTGTCCCTTTTAGGGACGTTAAGCAAGCAGTAAGACCCGTTTCGGGTAGGAGGTTTTTATGGAGCTCTACAAGTACACCGGCAGCGTTGCCGTCCTGACCGTTCGTTTCGGCAAGGCCGAGACCATCACCCTCTACGACAGCTACGACGACAGCGTCGCTCCGGTTCGTCTTGATGTACGCGGTGCTCTGGCCGAGTACATCAAGAAAATCGAGGGCACGGACAGCGAGGAACGGTACATGAATCTCGACTGGTACTACGACTTCAATATGCTGCTCCGGCGCATCGAGGTTCCGGGCGTCCCGTCCGAAAAGTTCAAGATGACCGGCGTCCCGGCCAAGGTCCTGACGCAGACCCGCAGCAATCCGGACGAGCTCGTCTGCTTCGGTTGCCCCGACTTCATCAACACGAGCAAGCCGGTCTCGATGGGTCAAGATGATTACCAGAACTTCCTCATGTGGAAGCGTGAGAACAGAGATTAAGGAGGTGCGCGTTATGACGCAGGTAAGGTATTTCGGGTTCGTCAAGGCCGAGGAGCCTTGGACGGGCAACCAGTTCAAGATGTACGCCGGAAAGAACGGCTCCACGTTTGGGAGCAAGGTTCCGGCCGGTTCTGTTGTGGAGTGCGGTTACAAGAGCATCAGCTCCGCCGACAGCGCAGCGAGAGAGTTAAAATCCCGCTGCGAGAAGATGGGTCGCAGGGTTTTCTGCTGGGGCTACGAGAGCGTCGCAGAGGCGCGGTAAAGGAGGGTTTGTATGAAGTTTATCCACATTCGCAACCGTGCATATGACCGATATGTGCGGGAGGACAACGAGGTCTGCCTCGAGCAACGCATGGTCCGCATCAATGGCCGCTTCTGCTGGCGGTGGTGTGTGTACGCCGACTGCGGTGGAAATGTCGTCGAGATGTTCAAAACCCTCAAGGCTGCAAAGGTCGCCTACTCCGATGTGCTCGCCTGATGATGGCCCTGTGGCAAGGGCCGAAACCATTTTGCCGTCTTTGGCAAGATGGTCGCGGGAGCCAAACCGCAAAGGAGTGTCAACTATGAAAACGAAGTCCTACAAGGCAACTTTCTTCCGCCACAATCCCCAGTTCAAGAATGGCGGTTACGTCACCGAGCGTAAGATTGAGGCCGTCTCGCTGCCCTCTGCTCGCAAAAGAGCCCGCGAGATTTCCGAGCACTGTGTATACGGCAGCATGGAGCTGCTCGACATCGAAATGGAGGCATAAGAGGTATGACCGTTCTTGAGCGTTTGAAAGCTGCCGGGTATGACCCGGCCGTGTCCCTGTTCCCTGACAGTATCGGGAATGCCGGTTCCATGGAGTGCGAGCGCGTTCAGATTCGCACATTCTTCTGCCGCCCTCGCGAAAACGAGGCCGCCATCGGGGTGACCGCAACCGCGATGACCCACTTCTCTGACGGCTCGACCCGTCCGTACCCGGACGGCTGGCCGCGCAGCCTCGAGGCCAGCGTCACGCTCTACTTCGCTGGCGACGCGGACTTTCATTATTTCGGCAACGTCGCCACCGACCTTGTCGGCTCCGATGCCGAGTTCCGTTACAGGCTCTTGAGCCGTTGTATTCAGGACTGCAAGTATTTCCTCGGCTGCGGCTCGCGTTTCAGCAAGTACCTCTGGGGCTGCTGCGTTGAGAATCATATTCAGGCAATGCGCATCCTGTGGGACAGCTTTTCCGACGACGAGAAGCCGGAGTGGACCTCTCTCGAGGAGATTGAGCGGTTCAGCAAAAAGATGCTTGAGGAGGAGATTTACTGATGGCTGCCAAAAATTTCGAGCTGTTCCTTGGGTGTCTTGGCAACGGCGTCACGGTCTGTAACTCCGCCGTGATGGAGAACGGCGATTTCAAGATGGTCGCCCACATCTCCAACGAGGGAAAAATCACTTGGTACGTCGGCGAGGATTACCCGCCTGCAGATGCTCTCGCAAGCATCCGGGCCTGTGCAGAGCAGGAGCGGGCAAAGTACGAGACATGGCTCAACGGCTTGTCTCCGGCCGCGCGCCGGGAGTATCAGCTCGAGCGGCTGCCGCTCCCTGATTTTCTCGAGGAGCTCCGCAAGGCAAGGGAAGAAAGGGAGGGAGCATAATGGCCCGCGACATTCACGATTACGACAGCCTCAAGAAGGCATACGATGACCTGCTCATGTTCGAGCGGTTTCCCGGTCCGGTGCGCAGCGAGCGCGTCGAGGAGTTCGTCACTCAGCTCAAGCGTGACATCCGAGAATACGTCAATCGGGTTTCCGATTGCCACATCGTCCGCGACGAGCTCGATTCTTTCGTCGAGCTCGTTAAGCTGCCTGAGAAGCTCTCTCCCCTCTCAAAAGAGAGCGTTCTCGAATGGTTCTATATGCACCGTGCCTACCGTGACGACCTTTATGACGGCATGGGGTGCTCCGGTCAGTTCTTCACCACCAGCGTCAAGCTCTTTCGCCGTCGCGGCCGCTGGTACGCCTATCATTTTGTTTCAGTCGATATGTAGGGGGGTGTTTGGTAATGACGACCGGCGAAAGAATCAGGCATGCTCGAAAGAGTGCGGGCATGACACAGGCAGAACTTGCACATAAATTGGGGATTTCTGCGGCTGGTATTGCCCAGTGGGAAAATGATTTGCGGAATCCTAAAATTGAAACTTTAAGAAAGCTCGCGGATGCCTTGGGGGTTACGTCCGAGGTTCTGCTCCGTGGTTCCGCTTTTTCGTATAGCGGCGGCATCAAGTACATCAATCCAGAGCACGAGGCCGCTTTCCTGTCCGAGCTCAAAAGCGTCCCGCACATCGTCAATCCCGAATCCGGGCGCATCAATCCCTATTGGGGCGCGTCCCTGTATCTGCTCTCCGCGCTCACGCGCTGGCCGGAGCTCCGCTTCGCCGTCATCGGCGAGGACTATATGGCATTCGTGGCCGTAAAGGAGGCGTTCCAGTTGAGCCAGAACGAGCGCATCATTGTCGAGCTGGCTGCCAACTTCTACAACGCCGGTCTGTTTGGGATGCCGGGTTTCGAGATGGTCTACGCCACCTGCGACACGGCTTTTAATCTTATTCTTGAGGCGTTTCGCCTGCGTCGTGCAAAGCTCTTTTACAAGGACGGGGAGGTGTCCGCAGAATGGGAAGAAAGAAAATGAGCCTCCGGCGCGCCGTCACCATCCTGCGCCTTGTCGCTGCGGATGACCTGTCCTCCGGGCGGGCAATCGACGGGCAGAATGAGGCTGCTGCCGTCGTGCTGGAAGATTACGAGGAGACAAAGAAAGAGCTCGCAGATTGGGTGAATGCTTCTCCCGAGGAGCTCGCCGATGTTATAGCCGGGATGTAAGGAGGCCTGTACCGTGGCTGCTGTCTATCGGACGTTGTATGAGAAGTATGAGCAAAACGACGTTTTGCACGTTGGGATTCAGGAGGTCGTGGAGGCCGAAAAGGAGATTGACACGTTCCTCAAGTCTCTCGACCGGAACCAGCGCGACCAGCTCGACACGCTGCTGGGGCGTCTGTCCCGTGCCTATGAGATGCAGGGCTTTCTTTTCGGCGGTCTTGCATCTGGCGCGAAGTGGAACGGCAAGACGGCTCCCGAACCGGGCGACGGCTACGGCCGGAGCGTCCGGGCCTATCACGGCTCAACGCTTGCTCCGGTCTGCCAGATTGACCGCAAGACAAATCAGGTCATCCATGAGTATCCGAGTATCGCTGCTGCCGCCCGTGCTACCGGTCTGGATGACAGTGCTATTGGAAAGGTGTGCAAGGGAAAGTTACCCCACGCTGGCGGTTTTCTCTTCCGGTACATCGAGCAGTAAATCTTTCACAGGTACGCAAAAATATTTCAACAATTTGCCATTTTGCTCTTGCTTTCCACGCGCTCGCGTGGTATAATATAGTCAGTTGAGGGGGTCGCTCCTCAATGAGTAAGGTGGCAAGGCCAGAAAGGAAACGACATGGACGACGAAATGAATACCGCCGAGGTGCTTCGCGACGAGGCAAAGGAGAACCGGACCCGTGAAATTCTTGAGCTTATGCGTAACAGCAAAACGCTCGAGGAGGCCGTGGAAAAAGTAAAAGCCCTGCTCAACAAGTAAGCAGGGCTCTCCGATGAAGAACAAAGGCCGATGACGGCGGCCAGAGTTCTGAAACGCCGGGGGAGTGAGAAACAGCTTGCAGATGCCTCACTTCTCCGGCATTTCTATTATAGCAGATTCAAGGGGGATTTCAAGATGTCAGCTTTAACGCCTGTTGCCGCCCGTATCGCCGGGCTGCGTGAGGCTCGTGGGTTGACCCGCACCCGGCTGTCGCAGCTCTCCGGTGTCTCGCTGCGGACGCTTGAGGACTGGGAGGCCGGTCGCCGGGTCCCGCGCGATGTTTACCAGATTCATGCCGTCGCCGCTGCGCTCGGCATGAGCATTGAGGATTATCTTGGGCTATAATGAATCAGGAGGCCCGGCGTTGTGCCGGGCCTCCCTTTTTGTTATTCGGGCATAAAGCCGTAACCGGCCTCAAATGCCGCTACTTCTCGGAGGTAGGCAACGCGGCCCGCTGCGCTGTCGATGGCGTCGCGCAATTCGCGGTTATCCACCAGCTTGAGCAGCACGGTGAGCGTGTCCTCTGCCTGCATGATTTCGCGGGTGTCCTGCGGGTTGACCTGCTCCATGTAGAGCTCATAAATAGACTGTTCCATGCTTGCCTCCTATGCCCGCCAGAGGTTGAGCTGCCGCTGCGCATACACGATTTGCGCCGCGCGGTTCTTTCCGCTGCGGGTATTTTGGAGCAGCCAGAGTGACGGGAGGGCTGTTCGTGGTCCCCGTATAGCCCTCTCCATCACCTCCCTGTGGGCCGTCTCCCGCAGGCTGATTTTAACTTGCTGGCAATTTGCTGGTAGCTTTTCGGGATGCTCTCTCCTGCGTTGAGCCGTAGAACGCCACGAGCACGGCTCCGAGGCCTCGATTTCGGGCTTTTATGGTCTGGCCGTAAAGTTTGCCGCCTGACCATTGCGACGCTTTGTGGGTCTCCGCAGGAGGCTTTCGCCACTTGCCGGGTCATTTTATGCGTTCAGCTCTTTCTCGAGCTGCTTGATACGCTTTTTCACTGACAATGCGGGGTTGAGGCGCAGTCCCTCCCGGTAGGCATCGAGAGCTTTCTGCTTGAGCTCGTTCTGGTCGTATATCTGGCCGAGCTCTTTATAGGCGTTGGAGAGCTGGTATGTGGACATCTTGGGGTCGCTGGCCGACCGGCTCAAATACCCTACCGCTTTCCGCTCCGCCTGCTCCGTGTAGGTTTCTTTCAGCTCGTCAATGCACGACTGAGCCTTTTCGAGCAAGTAGTAGGGTGACAGCTCCGCCTTTTCCTCGTACTGTTCCAACGTCTTGGCATCCGGGGAGAGGTCAAAGCCATACTTCACGCGCTCGTTGCCGTAGTAGACCCAAAAGCACTTTTTGTCCTCGTCTATGTACAGGTGCGTCATGCCTTTCCAGCCGGTCTCGATTGCGCCCTTGTTGATGACCTCGCGCTTTTCTACGTCGATGATGGCAAACGCTCCGCTGTCCTCGTCGTTCTTGGCATTGTAGGCCGTCTGGAAAATTGCATACTTCGAGCTGTCCGAGAGGGAGACCGCGTTTGCAAACGATTCTGTTTCGTACACAAGCTCCGGGGTAAACGAATCATCCGTGATGTAAAATCTCTTTTCCCAAAAACAGGCAATCTTTGAATCCTTGCTTATGATAAAATTGATTTCGTGCATCGGCTTGTATGCGCACTGCCGTTTCAGCCTTTCCCTCACCTCGTCTACCGGGATGCTGGCCGGGTCTACGAATCGCGCGCCGCTACTTGTTACCCCCCCCCCGAACAGTTGTTCGCGGGTGAGGGACGCAGTTGTGTTTCCCATAACTGTTGTCCTCCTGTCCTGTGTTGGTGGTCGTGCTTTTATGATAGCACCTAACAGGGACAATGGCAACGGCTTTCGCGCCAGCGATTGCAAAATCGCTGAGTATAATATATTCTCTACTCTACTCTTCTTTACTCTACTCTACTTTGTCGATTGTTTCGCCGGAAATACCCGGAAATGCTGCTTTCAGTGCATATCCGCGCGGATATGCGTTCAAAACGGTATTTCCGCTCCGGTTATATTGTTTTTCGTGGTATTTTGGGACAACTGCGCGCGCTGTCTCGCATGACCCTTTTATCAACTTTTTCCACCTAGTTTTCCACTTTTCGGGTCATTCTGGTATTTCCGCGCCGTTTTTCTGCGGTTATCCACGGAAATGATAGAAAATGTATCAAAAAGTGCATTTCTGTCCCGAAAATGTCTTTTTACGAGAATAACCGCGCCGGAAATGCTGTTTTAAGTGCGTTTCCGGGGAAGATATTGCAAAAAACGGCAATAAAAAAAGAGCCTCCCGGCCCTCTTGTGCGAGGAATACCGGGAGGCTCGTGCTGTTATGTGGTAGCTGCTGGGGCATCCTTAGTGAATCTGGTTCTTGACGTTCTCGTAGGTCTTATCGCCCTCGATAGCAGCCTGCGTGAAGGAGTTGTTGTACCACCAGTTAATCAGGGCCGTAACGGTGGTGATGCCCGTGGTGACGAGCTGTTCCACCGTGCTGCTCTCGATGGGCAGCGGAGACTTGCCGAACGCACTCAAAATCTGGTTTGCCAGAGCCAGCAGCAGAGCAGCGGTACGGGCGATGGTGGCGGCGGAAACTTTGTTATTGTACTTCATAATAGCGTTCTCCTCTCATTCGACAATGGATTTGATTCCGCAGCGGGAAACGACTTCCCGCTGTGCGTGTTTGACCTTAGAGGCATAGTCCAAGGCTGCGTGCATATCACCATTACAGTGCGCGTCAGGGATGCGCTGAACTGCCTTTGCGGTAGCCTCGCCGAGGGCGATGGCGGCGAGAGAAGTTTCGTAGATGCAGATTTGCAGCTCCTCTCTGCTCTTTTCACGCTGGGCTTCAATGTTCTCGCGCTTCTTGGCTTCTTCGGTTCGCTTTCTCTCGTGCTGCTCGATTTTGCGTTCAATCAGCCAGACAGCAAAGCCAAAGATTCCAGACGGCACTCCAACGGTGACGAGAATTTGCCATGTTTCCACTGGTATCACCTCCTCCCTCAAAGATATTTGTCTGCGCCCGACAGGGCAGTCCAGCTCTTGGGGCCACAAATGCCATCCGGGACAAGGCCGTGCTTACGCTGGGCCGTCATCAGTGCCTTTGTGGTAGCCGGGCCAAAACTGCCGTCGTGCGGGATGCCGAGGAGCCGCTGCAGCATAACCGTAGCTGCGCGGTTAGCGGCTCCCTCGCAACCCTGCTCGATGGTCGGCAGGACAAACTTGTTGTAGGTGGTGCTGGGATACACACCGGGCCGGACGCAAAGCCATGTAGCCTTGCCTCCGCGCGTGTCGGTGTGGACAATGGCGGCCTTGTCGTGCCAGTAGATGCCGACCGCGCCAAAGCCCTGTGCGGCTGCGATGATACCAAGGGCAACGGGGTTTACGCTCCGGTCATTCGTGCGCCAGTCGGCTGCAATGCCGTAGAGGTGGCGGCTTGTCCGGCTGCCGCCGACTTTCGGGTCTGCGTTGTGCTTCACGCACCGGTAGCCCGAAGTAACCTTGATGGCCTTGCCGAGCTTGGTGCGGATGGTCTGCATCTTCTGGACGAGCTCCGGGTCAATCATCTGCGCCGCGCATCCGCACGGGCAGGCAAACTCGTACCGCTCGAAGTCTGCGGTGATTTTCGTGTGGTCGTTCGGCTTAAAGGTAATTACGCTCATTCTCGACGTCTCCTTTGTCGGTCTGTTTGAGTACGGAAAATTCTGCGTGTACCACCGCGCGGGCTGCTCCGTAGCCCTCCGGCTCCCCGCAGTTCGTTTCGAGGGAGTATTCATCCCACTGGTCGAGCAGCTTAACGGTGGCCGTCAAAAGCTGTTCGAGCCTCTCCTCGCGGTTCATTAGCGGCTCCTTTCAGCGGCTCTCGCCGCGCCGGAACAGTGTGTAGTGCGGATGCTCCTCCCCAAACAGCCAGTATCGCAGCCAGTCATCGAGGACAACGGCCGCGATAGACACGAAAATCCACAAAATGCTGAACGGGAGGCAAATCTGCCCTTTGTAGTTGAACGGCATACCGGAGTAGTCCCAAACGCCGAGGCCGAGCCAGACGTTGAGAATCATACCGGTAACGAGCTCCGCTCCTGTCACGATGGCCGAGCCGAGGACGCCCTGCCAAATGAGCGGGGTATCCCACTCAAGCAGGCCCTCATTCAGCTCACCGAGAATCAGGAAAAGGAATCCGCCGAGGACGAACATCGTCCAATGGCTATGTCCTCTGAAAAGCACCTCGAGTCCGAAGTATACAAGCCCTCCGAACACAAAGAGGATGGCAGTTTTACATACAGAGTTCCTTGCCATTTCGGTCCTCCTTAGGCGGAGAGCTTGTTGATGATGGCCGTAATCTGCGCCTGCGCCGCGCTGAGAATGTCCCCGACTTCCTTTTCGAGGTCCTCGGGGAGGGCGCATCCGTAATAGATGGAGCCGATAACATTCGGGTCGGTCTCGCGCTTCGCCCACTGGCGCAGCGCATTGCAGTAGGTCGTCTGTTTGGTGACGAAGCTCTTGTATTCGCTGTACAGGGTAATAATGTCTGCCGCGCTGTACATAACGCACTTGCCGCCATCAGGGTGGTAAGGGTATTCGGACGCGCCCAACGTAATAGCCGCAAACATCGAGTCGATGTTCGTCTGGTCGTTGGGCATCAGCGAAAAGTGCTGCGTGCCGCCGGACAGCTCCACGTCGATACCAGCATAAATAAAGTTCTGGCAGGTTTCGGAGGCGTCGTCCGCCACCTTCTGCGCCAGAGTGGGAAGGTCATTTTTCTTCCATTCGATAGCCATACTGTCCTCCTTACTGGAAAGCGCCGGTGACGGCCTCAATGTAGCCGCTCTCGCCGCTGGCTCCGCGTGACACACTGATGCGGAAGTTGAACGCCGCACCATTCGATGCGGTCTTATTGCTAAAGACAATATTTGTCCCCTTCTGCACCTCGGTCGTGGCGTCCTGCCAGACCGGCTCTGTGTCGTTGGCGTTATTCGTAACCTCCGCTTTGAACGTAGCATCATCAGGAATGCTACCGGTCACCTGCAACACGGCGACAGTGATGTCGCCCTCAACTGCGAGGGGAGATTTCAGCGTCACACTAGCGCTGGTGACATCCTTTGTGAACGTCGCACTGGCGCTGCTGCTGTCCTTGCCGTCGCTTGCTACAATCTGGATGGTATGGGAACCGTTCAGAATACGGCGGAATCCTTCCTCTGTGCTGGCCTGCTCGAAGGTCAGCACCGTGCCGGACGCAATGTCCGTGCGCGTAGTCACAGTCTTGCCGTCCAGTTTTTCGGTAACGGAAATGGTATCGCCATCCGCGTCACTCACGGTGTAGCTATAGGAAAAGGCCGCGTTCTTCTCCCCCAGCTGCGTGCCGCTCGTATTCGTAATGGTAGGCGCAGTGTTCACCGATACCGTGCCATCATCCGAGACGGAGAGTTCAGAGGGAAGAATAAAAGCGGGGCGAACACCATAGGAGTAGTAGTACCAGTTGAGGCTGTCGGAGCCACCGGTGTCGACGTACCAGACGTTGCTGTCATTGCTGGTGCCCGGAGAGCGCAGCCACCAAATGGCAGCGCTGCTGCCGTTATAGGCGATACGCTTGCTGTTGCCGCCGGAGCTACTTCCGAAATAGTCCAGCTTTGCGCCATCTTTCGGGAAATAGCCGCTGTCACTGGTCGTCCAGCCGACCTCGTAGCCAGACAGTAAGAACACTTTGGTAGAAAGACCACTCGTGCCAGTGGCAAGGCTGCCGCCGGAACCAGTGCCGTTCTGGTACGGGATTTTCACCTGCTTAATAGCCGCCCGGATGCTGCTGTCGATGAGGTTGTAGAACGTTCCGTTCAGGTATGTGTGGATGCTGGAATCCTTGTAGGAGTTATTGTTGCCGAACGTGGACGTGGTGTAGATGTCCTTCATCAGCAGCCACGTTCCATTGCAACTCGAATCGTAGGTGCTGGTGTTCGGGTTGCCCTGCTGCACAACAATAAAATCTTTGGACGCGCCGTTGACTTTGATTTTGACAATGCTGCCAACGGCTTTCGTGCCCAGTTTTACGTTTGCCATTGTTACCTCCTTGTTTTCGTTCGGGCCCGCGGCATGATCTCCGCGGGCCGCGTGTTCTGCGATACAGAGAGGGACAGGGCTTTGT